GGCAGTCATACGTTAACAGGTGGGCAGACCAGCACCTGCATATTGCTGAGGCGCATTACGGCCTCGGTAATGAAACATCAATGTGGCTGTCGTTGCTCTACTACGCCATGGCTGAGGAAATCTACGGAGAGCACTGGGACTATTTAAGCAGACTGAAGGAGAAAGCATGAACAGAGATGACATCATCCGCATGGCGCGAGAGGCTGGCATGGAAATTTGGAAAAGCGGTCATCGGTACATGGATGACTTTGATATTTACCAGTTTGCCGTCCTTGTCGCCGCCGCAGAGCGTGAACGACTGCTGCCAAAAGAGCCACCGCCCGGCCTACTTATGAGCATGGCAGTCAGATATGACCACGGGCTTGGTATGCCGGGCTATTACGACCACGCCGCGTTCGATAGGTTTGATGGTGACAGTCACGCGAAACGACTGGACGGGGCGCTTTCCATCATGCGTCAGTTGTACGAAGAAGTTTCCAGAAATGGTTTTTATTCGGACGAGCGCGAACATGAATACGCCGCCATCCGAGCAAGGGGACAAGCATGAAGCAGATAGAAATCCTAGCGATGTTACACAACATCATTGCCAACAACACGCAATACACAACATGGACGGTATCTACGCCGCACCTTGTTGCGCTGGTCAACCAAGCCGTGGAAGCCGAGCGAGAGGCGTGCGCAAAAATTTGCGAGAGGGAGTACGACACGGGCCTACTCATGGCGCCAGAGTCCCCTAGCCTTGCGGCCGCCATCCGAGCAAGGGGACAAGCATGACCAGAGATGAAGCATTGGTGCTTTTGACCTTGGCGTATGGACACCATCCAGCCTTGGCTGATTTCAACATCGCGGCCGTCAACCGTGTGTTGGACTTGTTGATTCAAGCAGAGCGTGAGGCGTGTGCAAAAACGATTGACGAAATGCATCTTTATGGGTTTGATGATGTGCGTGAATTTGAAATAGCTACATTACAAGATGCAGCAAAAGCCATCAGAGCAAGGGGACAAGCATGACCCAATACGAACTGAGCCAGTATTACTTTGCCCTGTCAGAACAGGCAGAGTGGATGGATGCGGCATTGAAGCACTACCAGTTTGGGGACGAGGAGAGGGTTTGGTATGCCATGCTTCGCTGGGCTGAGAGCAAACACCAAGCAAGAGAGATAGCCGATGCCCACGACACCATGTCGTTTGCCAAGGCTATGGGCGTATCAGATGGAATCAGAAAGGCATGGGAATGAACACACTACAAGAGTACTGGGACGCATGTCTCATCCGGTCGTGGCGGCGGCAGTTGTGTCTGCTGGATGCCATGAGTATGTTTCTGTCTCTCACGGGCAAACGCACAGATGAGTGCGAACTGTTGCGGGTTCCGCTGGATAACATCCCGTGGAAGACCGGGGTGCGTGTGTTTACCGCATACCACCTGCCCAAGATCAACGACAAGCTGTGGGAGCAAGAGCCGGAGAAGGACATACTCCTACTACGCAAGTTGCAAAAGTCCAAATACACCACGGAGAAAACCGCATACCGCACCAACGCAGACCGAGACTTGGCAAATGAGCAGGCCCGAAACCGGCGCAACCGGGAGAAGAACACCTACTCATTTAACGAAGCGTGTAACAGAAACGCCGCAACCGACTGGAACGTCACGAAAGGTGCGGCAAAGATAAGGGTACGCAAATGACATTCGACAAATGGTGGGCAACGCTCACCCCACGCGAGCAGAAAGTAATTGGCGAGCATAATGCTCGGTTCGTCTGGCAAGAGGCTGTGTTCCACACAGTTGGCGAGACTGACCTCAGCGACTACGAGGACTGCCCCGTGTGCAAGCAAGACGTGATGATGTTGACAGGCACCTGCCTGTTGTGGAAGTGTGGCACCTGTGGCCACGCCAGGAAAGTTGAACCAGAGGAACCATGAAATGAAATGCCCCGAGTGCGGTGCTTGGTCTAACGTGATCGAGACCCGCAAGACTTTGTTGTTCGGTTACGTAAGAAGGAGGGAGTGTGCCAACGAACACAAGTTCACGACGCAGGAAGTCGTCATCCCCGACGAGGTCCGCAGAAAAGCCCGCAGCGATTATGGAAAGGCTACGCACCAACGACTGGTGGCCCTTCACAAGGGTGGAGCCGAAGCTGCTGGAGAAACTACACAAACAAAAGACGCTTGATAGCGTAGGAGAAGCACCGCTATGACACAACTGAAAGACGGATTGAACGGCACCCGTGCCGACGATATGCAGGTAAGTGGAAATCACTACAAAGAGATGCCAGTGCAACCCTGGGCTGTGATGGAAGCAGTGTTAACCCGAGAAGAGTTCGTTGGTTTTCTCAAAGGAAACGTGATTAAATACTCGATGCGAGCCGGACGCAAGGAAGGCAGCGACGACGCAGGCAAAGCCAAGCACTACCTGATGAAGCTCAACGAAATACAAGCGAAATAAAAATGGCACAAACACCGGAGGCAGCCGTGAAACGGCGCGTCAAGCAGCAGCTGGATGAAATGGGTATATACCACTTCTCTCCGTTCCAAGCCGGGATGGGGAGGGCTGGCATACCCGACATCATTGCGTGTTGCGCGGGGCGTTTCATTGCCTTCGAGTGCAAAGCGGGGAAGGGCAAGACAACTGCCCTACAGGAGAAAGAGATCAACGCAATACGCGCAGCTGGCGGTATGGCGTACGTGATCAACGAAGAAAACATGACCACCATAAAGGAGTTACTGCAATGGATGCGCTAGCAAAAAAGAAACTAAAAGCGGAGTGGGCCGACACGCTCACCCTGTTGGAAGACCTATCCGATGACAAGCGGATGCACTTTGCCCTGCTACTGAGTAAGCTCGCCAAGTGCTACGTGGAAGACGGCGGCCACAAGGCAGTTTTGCTTGTCGATAATAACGACCACCTGATGACGATCAGCGTGGGTGCTACCGAGATGGAGTGCATGGAGATACTGAACAAAGCACAAGAGGTGATGGGCATGGTCGTGACCGAGGACGCGCCTGCCAGGGAGATGTTCAATTGAGCGCACCGTACAAACGCATACTGACAATCGATTTTGAAACACGCTGGGACAAGACGGACTACACGCTGTCCAAGATGACAACTGAGGAGTACATTCGTGACAAGCGTTTCAAGGCATTCGGCGCGTGCATCCACGAGTTTGGATCTGATCGAGTCACTCAGTGGTATCGAGGAGATGAGCTTCCTAGAATCCTGGGGACATACGATTGGTCAACCACCGCAGTCCTTGCTCATAACGCACAGTTCGACGTATCCATTCTCTCTTGGGTCTACGGGGTACGGCCCGCGTTTATCTTCGACTCGCTATCAATGGCGCGAGCTCTACGCGGCGTGGAGGTTGGCAACTCGCTGATGAAGCTGGCTGAGGACTTCGGCCTACCACCCAAGGGCAAAGCGGTGCACAGCACAGATGGGTTGCAGGAGCTTGATGAGGCGGTTGAGCGGGAGCTGGCCGAGTACTGCAAGCATGACGTGTACCTGTGCGAGCAGGTGTTTGAGCGCCTGGTTGACGGCTACCCTGCGAAGGAGCTGCGCCTGATCGACATGACCTTGAAGATGTACACCAACCCTGTGCTGGAGCTGGACCGCAAGGTACTGATCACCGCACTACAAGAAGAAGGAGAAAGACGTGAGGGACTACTCAAGAAGCTGGGCGTGGACGAATCTGAGCTGGCGTCGAATGAAAAGTTTGCTGCCCTACTTCAAACGCTCGGGGTTACTCCTCCGACAAAGATCAGCAAGACCACAGGCAAGGAAGCCCTGGCACTTGCCAAGAATGATGCGCTGTTCCAGGCACTTCTCAATAGCGACCGTGAAGACATTGCCGACCTTTGTGAAGCTCGCCTTAAGGTTAAATCAACCGGAGAGCGAACCCGGGCCCAACGATTCCTTGACATTTCACAACGCGGGCGTCTTCCGGTACCACTTAGTTATTACGGGGCTAAGTCCGGTCGCTGGACTGCAAGTAAAGGGTCGGCGATCAACATGCAGAACCTGAAGCGTGGCGGGGCTATGCGCCAGGCTATCCTGGCCCCGGAGGGCTACGAGATGGTGGTGGGTGACTTGTCCCAGATCGAGCCCCGGGTGCTGGCGTGGCTGACCGACTACGAGGACCTGCTGGCTATGTTCCGTAGCGGGCAAGACGTGTACTCCCTGTTCGGAGCCAACATGTTCGGGCTCCCAGGCATGACCAAGGAGACGCACCCGATCGAGCGCCAGAGCGCGAAGTCAGCCCTGCTGGGGGCTGGGTATCAACTGGGGTGGGCGAGCTTCTCTGCGCAGCTTCTGACCGGGTTCCTGGGGGCTCCACCACTACGCTACACCAAGGCTGACGCCAAGCAGCTGGGGATTGATGCGGCCTACATCGAGAAGTTCATGTCCTGGGAGGACAACCTGACCCGCATGACGGCCATACCCCACAACTGCACCGAGAAGGAGCTGCTGATCCACTGCGTGACAGCCAAGAAGATCATCGACAACTACCGGGCGACGGCCCACCCGGTGACTACCTTCTGGGATATGTGCGAGCGGCTCATCAAGTCTGCGCTTGTGGAGGGGGAGGAGTTCGTGTATAAATGTGTCACCTTCAAAAAGGAGGAGATCGTATTGCCTTCGGGCATGTCGGTGCTGTACCCGAACCTGCGCAAAGACAAGGAAGGCAGCTGGGTTTACGGGGCGGAGGGCGAGAAGCCCACTCACCTGTACGGGGGTAAGATAACGAACAACATCGTGCAGGGAACTGCGCGTGTGGTGATGACCGATGGCATGCTACGGGTGAGCAAAAAGTACCCCGTGGTAGGCACAGTCCATGATGAATTGTGGGCCGTGGTGCCAGAGGGCGAGGCAGAGGAGGCAACCAAGTGGGTGTGGGAGCAGATGGTCAAAGAACCATCCTACATGCCGGGCATACCGCTGAACTCCGAGGTGGGGCACAGCAGACGCTACGGCGATATTAAGTAAAGGAGAAAGCATGAAGCAATTAACACTACCAAAGAAGATACAGATCGGTGACAAGTGGTACAGCGTTGACGTCGTTGAGTCGATGCGAGAACGAGCGATGATGGGCGAGGTGCACTACGGCAAGCGCACGATCACCCTGGCCCGCAGGTCATACCACGGCGTACCACTCAAGCTGTCGGCTCTACACGAGACGTTCTGGCACGAGCTAACCCACGCCATACTGGACAGTATGAACCGCACCGAGCTGAACAACGACGAGAGCTTTGTCGAGGAGTTCAGCAACCGGCTTGCCCGGGCTATTCAGTCAGCGCGTTTTTGATATGAAGCCAGTCACCTGGAGTCACAGCTCCCTGAAAGATTACGAGGGCTGCCCTCGCCGTTACCACGAAGTGAAGGTGCTCAAGAAATACCCGTTCAAGGACACCGACGCAACGATCTACGGCAAGGAGCTGCACGAGGCGGCTGAGCTGTACATCAAGGAGGACAAGCCGATGCCCCCGCAGTTTGAGTTCGTCAAAGACGTGCTCGATGCGCTCAAGGCAAAACCTGGGCGCAAACTGTGTGAGCACAAGATGGGCGTTCGTGCGGACCTCTCGCCATGTGGCTTCATGGACAAGGACGTGTGGTGCCGGGGTATTGCTGACCTGTTGATCATTGACGATGACAACTTGACGGCTCGCGTTGTCGACTATAAGACCGGCAACAACAAGTACCCTGATCGGGAGCAGCTACGCCTGATGGCGCTGATGGTGTTTGCGCACTTTCCGCACATCCGCAGGGTATCCGGTGCGTTGCTGTTCGTCGTGAAGAACGACATTGCCAAGGCCAACTTCATGGTGGGTGAGGCAGAGGAGTACTGGTGGGATTATCGGGAGCGCGTCGCCCGCATAGAACAGGCGCATGAGAGCGGGGTGTGGAACCCCAAGCCGACACCATTGTGCGGATGGTGCCCGGTCCTTAAGTGCGAGCACAACAGAAAGCGAGATTAACCATGACACAAACCAACGGAAAGAGGGACTACAAACATGCGTACAAGCTGCAAAAAGCAAGCGGAGAAACCAAGGATCAGATTGAGCGCCAGCGAGCACGTCGTGAATACGACAAGAAAGGCGTGGATCGGAGTGGCAAGCACATCGACCACGTCAAACCCCTACGTGCAGGAGGCAAGTCAACGCCGGGCAACACCCGACTGCGCAGCCCCAAAGCAAACATGAGCGACAAATAAATAACAGGAGAAAGTGATGGAAATTGTGGACGACAAAGCGCTCGTCTTTAAGACGCGCAATCCTGAGAAGTACAGCATCATTCCTAAACACAAGATCATCGACAAAGAAGGAGACACATACAAGGTAGCGGTTTACTGGGGGTTGGATGAGTCGAGGGTCCTGAAGAACCTCGGCGTCAAAGACATCCAGTCCCCTATTGTCCGACGCTACAAGTGGCCCGGGCGTTACAAACCTATGGCGCATCAGGTGGAGACGGCATCGTTCCTGACGATGCACAAGAAAGCGTTTTGCTTCAACGACCCCGGTACTGGCAAGACGCTGGCGGCTCTGTGGGCTGCTGACTATCTGATGGCGCTTGGCTTTGTTCGGCGTGTGTTGATACTGTGTCCGCTGTCGATCATGCAGTCTGCGTGGTTGAGTGACTTGAACAACAGCATCATTCACAGGTCCGCAATCGTGGCGCACCACCCCAAGGCATCACGCCGCATCGAGATGATCCAGCAGGACTACGAGTTCGTGATCTGCAACTACGATGGGTTGAACCTGATCGCTGACGAGATCAAGAACGATGGCCGGTTTGATCTGGTTATCGTCGATGAAGCTAACGCCTACAAGACGAGCACCACCAAGCGGTGGAAGACGTTGAAGTCAATTATCGGACCGCAGACCCACCTGTGGATGA